ATTATTATCCAGATTCTTTTTAATTATCACAAACTGGTCATTTAAATAGTCTGTATTAATATGTTCATTCAAATCTTTCACTAATGCTTTTATCCCCTCTTTACTATCATCATAAAGCTTACTTTCACCAAGCCATAAAATTTTTTCATTCGTGGAAACATGTACCGCATCAAATCCATGTGCAGGCACACTCGCACTATCTTTGAAATAAACTTTAGAAATTAGTGGTATTGTATGCTTAAATTCCCTTAATATCAAATGCAACAACAACTCACCAAATTCTCCTCTTTTTGCTGTACTAGACCTTTTTAATTCGTTATATGCATTAATATCTTTATCTACACACCACTGTTTCATTAATTGAAAATCTTTGATTTTATAAATACAATGAGCCGCTTCTCTTAACTTTTCAACAATGTCATTTTGAGGAATATTGGGATCTTCATATTGTGCAAAAACATATTCTGGAATTGTATTACATATGGCTTTGGTAAAATCATCCAAGCAATATTTGGGATTTCCTTCATCATCAATATCCATATCAACTAAAAAGGTATTCAAATCATCTTCGTTAACTTTCAGTAATATTACATTCTTTTTATCGAAAATTCTGTTAACCATATTAAGCAGTACCTCCACAAAACCAAATAAAGCACATAATAACACGTTCTTTTCATCGATATCTCTACTCGCTATTATAATATTTTACCATAAAACTCCACCTTTTACCATCCGCAAAAGAGCAAGAAAAAAGGCCGACCAGGAATCGCAACTCCCAATCGGCATCTTTTCTTACTCCTCTTCATTTTTACATTCAATCTCCGTTCCGTCCAGAAAGACCACCAACAATGTTCCATCTTCAAAAACCTTGATGTGGTCCAGCGTTTTCAGCATGAAGTCCGTATCCATCTCCGTCAAAGGTTCTGCCCCATCGGTGTACTCTATGAACTTCTCTGCTCGATAACCTTCCAATAGGTTCTCGCTCTGAAGCTGCTCCGTCCACTGCTCCATGAAATCCTCTCTGTTCTCCACCAGTGCGTTCCAAGCCATCAGATAAGCCTTTATCAGCGTTTCTTCCTCTACGTGGCGGTTGGCGCATCCCATAACTCCTTTGACCTTGTAGCGTTCACTGCACTGCCATACCTTACGGTCAACGCCCGTGCTGCTCCGCCAGCCCTTCCGTGCAAATACCTTATTACAGTCTCCGCAAATTATCTTGGATGCAAATGGATTGCTTTCCGGCCGGTGGGAATAGGAGTTTGTCCCATGCTCCTCCAGATACTTTTTCCTGCGTTTTATTTCAAGCTGTACACATTCCCATATCCGCTTTGAAATGATGGCATCATGATCATCCTCCACATAAAACATCTGAATTTCCTCTTTGTTCTGTGTACGTTTCTTGGTGAGGAAATCCACCGTATAACTTTTCTGCAGCAAGGCATCACCCTTGTATTTTTCATTTTCCAACATACTCATTAAGGTTGTGGACTGCCACTTCGTACCGCCATCCCAGTTTTTCACACCTTCCCGTTCAAAAATCCGCTTGATGTAATCGGTTGTTTTTCCGTCCAGGAATTCCTGATACAGCCGAACCACAATCGGCTCCTGCGTCCTGTTGATTACCAGCTTCCCCGTTTCATCCGTATCGTAGCCAAGAAAACGCTTTGTACTCATTTTGTGTTTTCCTGTTTCAAACCTTCTGCGAATTCCCCATGTACAGTTCTCTGAAATGGACCGGCTCTCATCCTGTGCCAGTGAGGAAAGAATGGTAAGCAGCACTTCTCCCTTTGCATCGAGGGTATTGATATTTTCCTTTTCAAAAATAATCCCTATCCCCAAATCTTTCAACTCTCGCACATAATTCAAGCAATCTAGCGTATTTCTTGCAAATCGGGAAATAGACTTAGTAATAATCATGTCTATTTTCCCCGCCCTGCAATCAGCAATCATACGATTGAATTCATCTCTCTTTTTGGTATTGGTTCCCGAAATTCCTTCATCCGCATAAGTCCCTGCATATTCATAGAGAGGATTCTCGCTGATATAATTTGTGTAATAATTGACCTGATTCTCATAGCTTAATAACTGTTCTCCTTGGTCGGTTGACACTCGGCAGTACGCTGCCATCTTTAATTTCTGCACTGACTGTGCTGTTCCTGATTCCGCAGTCGAAATCTGCTTTGCTGGTATAACAGTAATGCTTCTTGCCATTTTTAACCACCTCCTCAATCACTGTCTGTTCCGCAATGTTTAAGCCCTGCAATTCGGCATCATCAATCCTTATCCCTTTACATGCCTTGACTCCCTTTTCAATGTAGGTGCTGCAGAGCCACTGGATTTTCTTCTTGTAAACCTGTCTGCGCCGGAGCGTTTTTCCGCAGTAAGGGCAAATCAGCATTCCGCTTAAGGGATAGCGGTTTTGGAACTTCATTGTGCTGTCCTGTCCGATATTCCTGTCACGTTTTCTCTGTTCCCTGACTTCCTGCACCTTTTCCCATACCTCCGGCGATACAATTGGTTCGTGATTTTCCGAAATGTAATAACTCTGCACTTCCCCGTTGTTTTTCCTCGTATGATTTCTTTTGTTTTCAGGGGTGTAATACTTCTGCAGATGAAAATCCCCTTTGTACTTTTCATTGCAAAGCATCCCATTGATGGTCCCGCTTTCCCATGTGGTTCCCGTCACCGTTTTCACGCCCAGGTAATCAAGCAGCTCCCCAATCCTTGACGAGCCGACATTCAGCAAATAAAGGTCAAAAGTCAAACTGACAATTTCCGCTTCCTTTCGGTTCACAATCAAATCTCCATATTCGTTTTTGTCATAACCGAGGAAGCGGGATGTGGTAATCATCACTTCCCCTCTCTCAAACTTCTTCCGAATGGACCATTTATTGTTTTCACTCATGCTTCTGCTTTCTTCCTGTGCAAAAGAAGCGAGGACGGCAAGCATCATCTCACCGTCCCCTGATAGAGTGTTAATGTTCTGTTCTTCAAAAAAAATACCGACACCTAGTTCCTTCAGTTCCCTTGCGAACTTTAGAACGGTGACGGTATTTCTAGCAAACCTCGATATGGATTTTGTAATAATTAAGTCAATCTCTCCTGCCCTTGCCTTTTCCATCATTCTCTGGAACTGTGGGCGGTTCTCACAATAACCAGATATGCCCTGATCAGCAAATACTCCGATAAATTCATATTCCGGATTTCCGGTAATCAGTCTCTCATAAGTTTCCATCTGGTTTTCAAGAGAGTCCTCCTGTCTTCTGCTGTCTGTGGAAACTCTGGCATAAGCACAAACCCTTTTCTTTTGTAAGACCGAAGCTGGTCGTTTGTTAATCACTTTTACTCGCACGTTACATCACTTCCTTCAAAAAACCTTTTCTTAAACTCCTGAATCCTTTGGAAAATGGCCTGTGCATCCTCTACCTTGTCAATGCACACCACTTCCACATTTCTCTTACTGCAAATCAGCATGAACTCTATAAACTGTCCCCAGTTACGGGCAATCGTGGCAGCCCTCATGGTAACCACCACATCAATCTTCTTTGCTGCGATTTCTGCTTTCAGACGATTAAATTCTTTTCTGTTCGGGTCGGCTCCTGAAGCTTCCTCAAAGAATATCTGCAAACCCCATTTCTGTTTTCCATATTCTTCTTCCAACCGCCTCATTACATCGTCCAGATATTTTTCATAGTCTCTGTCACGATGGTTGACTCTGCAGTAAAAAGCTACTCTATTTATCATTCCTGCAATCACCATATAAATAAGTACTCCTTTCGTTTTTGGTAGTATATAAATCACTCTAAACCCCTGTAAAGTCAAGCAATTCTACGGTTTCCACCCACTCTTTTTTCACTCTGTCCGAACTTGTCAGGAGCCGAAAAAAGCAGCCGGACAGAAACCTGTTGTCTCTGTCCGGCTTATCTTTAAACCCTCTCGGTATAATCCAGCGAAATCCATCCGTCACGATTTTTCTGATAAGATTTCAGAAGCCCCCAAAGGCTCGCACCCTTGCCTTCTGCTTCTTCCACAATAGTGAAAGCACCTTTTCCCGTGTACTTACCTGTTTTATCGTAGTCTGTTCCCGGCCCCCTGCGGATGTTCAAATCTTCGATGGATACTCTCACAAGATACGGTGTAAATGTATCATTGGAATAAATCACTTTACCAGATTCATCAAATACGGAATATCCCTCATTTTCATCCGCACACCTCTTGGCATTTTCCAAACTGTGGAATGCACCCTTCTGTGTGGCAGCATCTGTCCATGTCTTACGCACACGATACCAGACTTCCTCTGGTTCTGTTGTCTCGTTCTTAATTCCAATCATTGTATTTAAGATTGTAATAATCTTTGCACCATATCCGGCTCCTGCTGCCCATCCCCTTCCGTCTGGATTTTCTTTCTGTCCAAGCCACTCCACATATTCCGCACAGCCTCTTGTGACATACTTAAATCGTGGATCAACGCATTCATTCTTCAAATCCACTGTGGAAGCATAGGCTTTCAAATGCTGCACCTGCGCCCTGATACCAAGCTGTGGTGTATCAAAGGAGTTTCCTCTCATTCCATTGGAAGTCACTCCCATGCCACAGAAGTTGTTCTGGTCGAGCGTAACTGCAGAACCAAAGAATCCAAAATTACCTGTTTCCAGACAAGACTGTGCAAATGCAATATCACCACGGACACCCTCTGCCTTTCCTTCCGAAAGGTAAAGCGGAATCATGTCGATAACCGACTGTGCAACATCAGGATTCTTTGCTTTAATATAAGCTGTCATCTGCTCCATCGTTGCCACTGCGTTACCCATAATCTCTGTAAATGTGTTTTCTCCCTTTTTCTTTACTCCATAATAGGAAGCAATACATTCTGCTTCCGCTTTGGCAAGTTTCTGCAAATTACTGTCAATAGAAAGCCATTTTGTTGCTCTGGTGTTTGTATGGAATGAATGCTCCAGAATAATACCCGGTGTTCCTACTGCATTCGCACCACGAAGCACACCATAGTATTCTCCGTTTGTCCCCTGACGTGTTGCGGTTCTTCCACTCTGGGCAGTCCCCATCACTGCTTCCACAACCTTTGCCAGCTTCAGACCAATATCCGTGCTGCTTCCATTTAAAAGGACATATGCCACCGGATAATCCACATTTTCGTTTACACCATTGCCCACAGCGTTGGAATGGACAGAAATAAAGAGGTTACAGCCCTTGGAAGCCGCACCTCTTTCATACAATGCTCTGTCCGTATTCTGATTTGTCCTTGTGGTTACCACAACGATACCAAATGACTCCAACTCCTTCTTAAGATAATTATGGAGTTTCCAAGTCATGTCCGACTCATAATAAGACGAAACCGCAGGACTGCGGTTGTATTTACCATAATGCCCTGCGTCCAGACATACCTTTACTGCCATGTTACTCATCCTCCTTTTTCTCATCTGCTTCTTCATGCAGCTGTTCCAATACCTCTTTCAGCTTCTTTGGAACCGGAAGTCCGATAAGGGCAACATTCTCAATAATGGAAATTCCCTCATTGGATAAGTAAAAGAAAATGACTGCTGTGCGGAGTACACTTCCATTCTGAATGACCTGTGTATCAAGCACATGGCCGATACCTACCAGACAGAAGATTGCCACCTTTTTGCAGATGCCTTTAAAACCAACCTCGCTGGATACCTTTTTCTGTACGAATGCTGCCATAAGCCCGGTGGCATAATCGATGACTACGAACATAAGGAGTGCATACAGAAAACCATCCAGTCCTCCAAGAAACCAACCCATAAAGCCTCCTATTCCTGCAAATACATACTGCATTGTTGTTACTGCCTGTCTCATAACTGTTACCTGCCTTTCTTTGTTTTTTGGTATGAAAAAAACAGCCCGCAAAAGGCTGTTTGATTCCAAAACTATATCTGATCCGGCATACTGTCCCATAACCTCATATCTTCCTGACCAAGACTCCATATTGCAATCCCTGACACGCCATAGGTGTATGCTGCTTCATTTGCCCAATAGACAATGCTGTCCACATCAGAGTAATACATAATAGAAAAACCATCCGCATCTCCGAGATACATCCTCGAAAGCCAGACATTCAAATCATGTGGTACTACCTTCATTTCATAATCGTTGCCACATTCCAGTGACATTTCATGGGAATGAAAAAAATCGTAATCCATAGAAATATCCTGGCTTCTTGTGCTGATTTCCTCCACATCAGAATTAACACGGAACAATTCAAATTCATTATCCCATGAAATTCCGG